TTTCTACTGCCCATATGTTCCTCTGCAAATGGTTCGTGCTGTTGACCAGTTCACCTTCCAACCAAAAATTGGATTCAAGACTCGTTACGGAATGGTTCCAAATCCATTCGCTAAAGGTCCTCTGTCAACAGGTGCTGGTACTGCTCAGATTACACCACGTAGCAATGTCTACTATCGTATCTTCGCAGTTAAGAACCTTATGTAATATTAAGTCACCGCAGAGTGATAGTTTAAAAGGACCTCTTCGGAGGTCCTTTTTTTTGGTTCATAAATAGAGATATGAGCGAAATACTTCTTATGTCTGATCTTCTGGACATTCGTGCCAGAAAACTAAAAGAACTGGAATTCTATAATCAACAATTAAAAGAACTCCAGTTAAAGATGGTATTCATCCAAAAAGAAATAGAATTAACAAATCGAATAGTCGATATGATACACAAAGAAACAGTTATCGATATTGGTTTGCACATAAAAAAGACTTTGTAATATGGACGCAATCACTAGAGTTCCACAAAACACAAACTACTTACAGCCCACCAAGTTTTTATTAACATTCGAAAGAATTGGTTCTGTACAGTACTTCTGTCAGTCTATAAACCTACCTGGAATCAGTTTAGGACAGGCCCCAATCAATCTTCCAACTGCGGACATATATGCACCTGGTAACAAAATAACATATAATCAATTAAATATTGATTTTAATGTGGACGAAAATTTAGATAGTTGGAGATTATTGTATGATTGGTTTCTTTCTATAGCATCTCCTACTAGTTTTGAAGAAAGAAAAAGACTTACCAGCTTGCAAAACAGGTATACAAGAATAGAAAAAACTTCATTAAAAAATTATTCTGATGGTACATTAACCGTACTAAACAATTTAAACAATCCAAAATTGAGAGTTAGATTCGTTAATGCATTTCCCATCTCCTTATCAGACTTACAGTTTGATACCAAAATGTCAGCCGATGATATTATGACCGCAACGGCAACATTCAACTACGATTACTTTGAATTTGAACCTCTAACATAAAGCTTGACTTCTAACATTAATTATGTTAGATTATAGGTTTAATGTTACTTTTTTATTATTGATTATGGAAACCTTAGAACAAGTACTAAAGCATTGGGAAAAAGACACAGAGATTGACCAGACTGAACCTGGAAAAGAACTGTTAAAGATACCAACTCTGCACAACAAATATCTTGCAATTCTTACCAAACACAAGATTGCCTCAAAGAAGGCACATTTTGATTATTTGCGTATGAGGAAAGTCAAATGGGAATACTATACTGGTAAGATGTCACAAGAAGAACTTACGGAATATGGTTGGGAACCATTTCAATTTACTCTCAAATCAGACATCAATACATACTTAGAAGCAGACGGAGATTTAATCAAACTTCTGGAAAAGAAAGTTTACCATGAAGAAACTATCTCTGTTATAGAATCAATTATGAATGAATTGAAACAAAGAACTTGGCAATTGCGTGATTTCATTTCTTGGGAAAAATTTATAGGAGGCCAGTAGTGTCTTTTCTAGTTGCAAACATACCACCTGTTAAATGTTTTGTTCGTAAAGAATTTCTTTATAACCACGAAAAAGGCCATGGTGAATTAGAACCTTGTGTTTGGATTACAGCCAAGGCAATTAAAGGTCAAGCATTTCGTATCGAGTGTATGCTGACCGAATATGGTGCTCTGTTTGACAAACTACCAATTTCTGCATATGTGTGGAAGCCTGTAACAGAGTGTTTGCCTCTAGATCATTTGCAAATTTGGGATTGTTTATCATATGATATGGCAGTAATTGAAAAATCTAACTTGCGTGGACTCAAAGTAAAGTATTTTGGTAAAGACCGGAAGTTTTATTTTGGAAAATATTTGTTTACAATTGATTTTGCTGCACCAGATTTTAATCGTATAGACACCAGTTTCTCAGAAGGTGTGCAAGAACATAAATCATATAATTTTATTCAACTTGATAATGGACAATTTGCTTGTCAACCTAATAATCGTTGTTTATGGTATGATGTGTCGTTAGTGCCTCCAACAATTAAAACACCTGACTTTAAAATACCTACAGAAGTTTATTCGGTAGAAAATGTATCTAAGTGGAGCGTTGGCACTCCTGATACTTGGTTCTACCAATTTGATGAAAAAGAATGAGTGATTTAATAATAAACAAACTTAATGAGGTATACTTAAAAATAACTTGTGAAAAACATTTCGCAAAAGAGTTATCCGAATACTTTACCTTTTTTGTCCCAGGATATCAATTTGTTCCAGCATATAGAAATAGAATATGGGATGGAAAAATACGTTTATTTGATTTAAGAAATAATACATTATACATTGGTCTTTTATCATATGTAAATTTATTTTGTAAAGAAAGAAACTATACTTACGAAATTCAAGATGGTTTAGATATTCAAGATGAGTTTTCGGCATATCATGCACAGAAGTTTGCAGAATCATTAAATTTGGAATCTGCTGGTAGGCCAATAACTGCAAACGAACACCAAATAAAAGCCTTCATTCATGTCATGCAGCAAAGAAGAGCTTTGATTCTTTCTCCTACGGCATCAGGTAAATCTCTAATCATTTATTTGATTGTAAGACAATTATTAGATTACCAAAAATTAAAAGGTTTAATAATTGTTCCAACCACATCTCTAGTAGAACAATTGTATTCAGACTTTGCTGACTATGGTTTTAGTTCAAACAACTACGTGCATAGAATATATCAAGGCAAAGAGAAACAAACAGACCTTCCTATAACAATTTCAACTTGGCAGTCTCTATATAAATTGCCTAAAGAATATTTTCAACAATTTGATTATGTTATTGGAGATGAGGCACACTTATTTAAGGCACAATCTCTTACCACTATACTCACATCTTGCACAAAAGCCAAATACAGAATAGGTCTTACTGGTACTCTAGATGGAACAAAAACACACAAATTAGTATTAGAAGGACTCTTTGGTGAGGTAGAAAAAGTAATCACCACAAAAGAACTTATAGATCAAGGAAAATTATCTAACTTTGATATTAAATGTTTAGTTTTAAAACATTCAGATGAAGTATGTTTGCAATATAAAGACTGTGATTATCAATCTGAAATAAAATACTTGATAGAATCTGAAATAAGAAATAAATTTATCAAAAATCTTGCGGTATCTTTACAGAAAAATACTCTCGTACTATATCAAATGGTTGACAAGCATGGCAAGATCCTTTATGATATGATTAGAGAAACAAAAAATATTGGCGACAGAAAAGTTTTCTTCGTTCATGGCGGCGTAGATACTGTGGACAGAGAAGAAATAAGAAAAATTATGGAAATAGAAAATGATGCCATCGTTGTTGCATCTTATGGTACATTTTCTACTGGCATTAATATTAAGAATTTACATAACATTATATTTGCAATGCCAACAAAATCAACCATAAGAACCTTACAGAGTATTGGTCGTGGATTGAGACAAAAAGAAGGCAAAGATTTAGCAACACTTTATGATATTGCAGATGATATGAGATACAAAAAACACATGAACTTTACACTAAAACATTTTGTGGAAAGAACTAAAATATATAATGAAGAGCAGTTCCCATTCAAAATATACAAAATAGGCTTAAAGAATGGATAATATTAAAATAGTCAGACTACAAAATGGAGAAGATATTATTGGTAGTATTACCAGTAATAATTCAGGAATTTATGATATCTCAGAACCAATGTCTGTAGAAGTAACTTCACGCAATGGCGTACCAATGCTTGGCATGGCACATTGGCTGCCTATACAATTGGTTAAAACAAATGAGGTTACTCTTACCGACAAAGACATACTTTGCATGGTTGATCCTTCTGATGATTTTATCGAATACTATACAAATACCGTGGAAAAACTTCGTGATTTAATTAAAGCAAAAAATTTATTAAAGAAAGAAATGGAAACTTCTTCTGATACTTTTGAGGAAGATATTGAAGAAATTATGAATCATTTGAAAGCTATGCCTGGAGATAAAGATATTATCCATTAACATCTTCTTTCCAGGACATACTCGACTTTACACGCTTGTCAACCTTTTGTCAATAACATTATGTGGTAATCATGAAAAAAGAAAAACACTATATTAATAACGCAGACTTCCTAAAAGCTTTAGTAGATTATAAAGATGCTAAAAAGTTAGCAAAGAAAAATAAAACTACTGAACCTCCTATACCAAATTACATAGGAGAATGTTTTATGAAGATTGCAGAAGGTCTGTCTCACAAACCTAATTTTATCAATTACACTTATCGTGATGAGATGATTTCAGATGGCATTGAAAACTGTCTGATGTACTTCGATAACTTTGATCCTACCAAATCTAAAAATCCATTTGCATATTTTACACAGATAATCTATTTTGCATTTCTCCGTAGAATACAAAAAGAAAAGAAACAACTATATGTGAAATATAAATCTACAGAAATGTTTGGTATTCTAGATGAATTTGAAATGATGGAATTGGAAGATGGTACCACAAGGCAGTTTGAAATGTATGATAATATTGCCGAGTTTATTGAAAACTATGAAGAAGGCAAAAAAGCAAAGAAAACGGCAAAGAAAACGAAAGGTGTTGAAAAGTTTTTAGGAGAGTGATATCATGTATAAGATTAGTTGGTGCGAAAATGAAGAGCCATTTGTTTGTTTTGAATGGTTTGATAATATAATAGAAGCGGCTAAATTTGTCGAACAGAAATCTAAAGACTGTGTAATTGAGATTAAATATGAAGATTGCAATAATAACGGATCAACACTTCGGTGCGAGGAACGATTCACAACACTTCCTTGATTATTACCAAAAGTTTTATTCAGAGGTATTTTTTCCACAAATCGATAGTAATGGCATTAACAATGTCCTTATACTTGGTGATACTTTTGATCGTAGGAAATATGTAAACTTTTATTCACTCAAAAGAACAAAAGAAATGTTCTTTGATGAGTTGGCAAAAAGAAACATCAAAGTAAATATGCTTGCTGGTAATCATGATACTTATTTCAAGAATACCAATGAAGTAAATTCAGTTGACTTATTGTTGCGTGAATATAACAACATCACAGTCATCGATACACCACACACAATCTATATCGGTGGTACCGCAATTTGTATGATGCCATGGATTTGTCCTGACAATCACCAAGAGTCCATGGATCAGTTAAAACAAACAGAGGCAGACATATGTATGGGGCATTTCGAGATTGCCGGATTCGCCATGCATCGTGGTATGCCATCAAATGAAGGATTAGAACGTGATTTATTCTCTAAGTTTGATATGGTCTTTAGTGGCCATTATCACCATCGCTCTTCTCAGGGAAACATACATTACCTTGGAAACCCATACGAACTCACTTGGCAAGATTATAATGACGCTAGGGGTTTTCACATTTTTGATTTGGATAATAGGAATCTTGAGTTTGTTGTCAATCCTAATGTAATGTTTCATCGTATTCTCTATGATGATAAAGAGAAAACGATTACTGAAATTAATGAGATGGACTTAAAAAAATATACCAATACCTATGTAAAGGTTGTGGTAGTCAATAAAACTAATCCATATCTGTTTGATAAGTTTATGAATAATCTGTACAATGTGAATCCAATTGATATTACCATTGCAGAAGATTTTACTGACTTGACAGAAGGCGTTGAAGATGATATGATTGATCAGGCAGAAGATACTATTACTATAATTAATAAGTATGTGGATTCTTTACAAGAAGATCATATTGATAATGATAAACTAAAGACCGTGTTGCGTGAACTATACGTTGAGGCATTGAATACCGAACAGGCATGATTATATTTGAAAAAGTCCGTTGGAAGAATTTTTTATCAACAGGCAACAATTTTACTGAAATCAATTTATTAAGATCAACAAATACCCTCATCATTGGTCATAATGGTGCGGGTAAATCTACTATTCTAGATGCTTTGTGTTTTGGTCTGTTTGGTAAACCATTTCGAAAGATAAACAAACCACAATTACTAAACTCTATCAATGCACAGCAATGTGTTGTGGAGATTGAATTTTCTATTGGTAAAAAGAAATACAAGGTAATTCGTGGAATAAAACCAAATGTATTTGAAGTTTATTGTAATGATGTTCTAGTAGATCAAGATGCCAAATCTAAAGACTACCAAGAATATCTAGAAAAGTTTATTCTAAAATTAAATTTCAAATCGTTCACACAAGTTGTTATTCTTGGTTCGGCATCATTTGTTCCGTTCATGCAACTATCACCGGCTGATCGTAGAGCAATCATTGAAGATTTATTGGACATTCAAATCTTTTCAACGATGAATTCTCTAGTCAAAGAAAAGGTGGCAATAAACAAAGATGCCATGTTAAAAACCAAATATGATGTGGATCTCACCAATGAAAAAATGGAATTACAAAAACAAAACATTGATGAATCTAAAAAACACAATGAAGCTGAGATTGAAAAGAAGAAAACGGAAATAACTTCCTCAGAACAACAAATTGAACAACTGAATAAAGATATAAATCTTATTCAAAAACATATCGACATGATGCAAAGCAGAGTTTCTGATGAACTTGCAATGAAAAATAAAAGTTCTAAATTAATAAATTTGGAATCGAAACTTGAATCTAGAATTAAAAAAATAGAAAAAGAGGTTGCATTTTATGAAGAACATGACAGCTGCCCAACTTGCAAACAAGGTATTGAACAATCTTTTAGAACTGAACAG